GGCCTAGCGCGAGCAACGGTCAGTATGTCAGAGTCACTCTTTGGTGGTTTGCCGCCAGCTGCTACGTTAGCAACGGCGACCATGCCTGTTGGATCTGCCATGATTATTTCTTTTTCGCTGTTTTAGCGGATTCTTTAAACGCCTTGGCGGTAGGGGCGCCCTTGTCGCCGGGGCTGCGCATCTTCTCTTTGCTGCCAGCGGCTATGCGCTCACGTTTTGCGTTGATATTTGCGTAGAGTCCGGGCTTTTTCATTTACGATCCCATCCAAGAAGTAGTCACCACGCTTCGATCTGAATACATGCGGCGCTGCGTGGGTTCACGCGCCTCACGGTGGGCCACAGGGTATGCAAAAGTCACACAAATCGCGTCTGCCGCGTCTGGTGAGGCCAGCCCCCGTGCCTTCATGTCCTTTTTCGACTCCAAGAAGATTGTACCCTTAGAGTCGGGCTTCATCATAGGTGAAATTAGATCAGTTTTGAGAAATCTGTCAAGCGGAATTGATGCCGTTTTGAGCCAATCTTTCATTGACCCCCACATTTCAGCCCTTTTGTTGCCGTACATGATGGGATTCTTAGACTTATTACCAAAGTTAATGCCCTTGACCTTGTAGCGCTGCTCTTTGAGCCTGTCCACAATGCCTGCGCCCAAGCCCCCTTCGTCAATCACGACCAAGGTTGGCTTAAATTCCTCTATCACCTCAATAATATGCCCCACCACCGTCATGGTGTCGTCGCCCCTGTGCCTGTCAATCCGCACAATATCCCGCCCTTGCCGCACTGCAATGACTGTCGCATCCGCGCCGAACCTGGCAGGGTCAACACCGATCACTATCGGAGCACTGGCGTCCTGATACTGCGGCCTCTTCATTGCCTCATCGACTAAGAAAGCGCCGATGAACTGGTCGTCGCCCTCAGATGGGAACTGACCGTACACCTCGACGTGCGCCTGTGCTGAGTCTGGGCCGTACTCGTCGATGATGCCCTGATACACCTGTTTGTCTGTGCCCTCTACCGTGCGCGCGTCGACTACCTTGGTTGTCCAAAAGCCTCGTTTGCTGTTAAACGTTTCGTAGAAATACCCCGTGTTACGCCGTGGGTTAGAGAACGCCATCCAAAACCTGTTGGGCGTGTTCTCAGTAAAGAAGCCCGCCGTCACAGCCCAGATTGAGTCATCTATACCAGACGCCTCGTCAAACACCACCAGCACACCATCAAAGTTGTGCACACCTGCGTACGCATCTGGATTCTCCGCTGACCACAGCCGCCCCTCAACGCCCCAGTAGCGTGTGCCCTTCCTGAGATCACGCTCGACTAATTCGGTGAGCCATTTAGCCGGCATCAGCCTGGTGGCTGACACCTCAAACCAGTGCGAGTTAAGACTCATCGCCAGCCACTTGGTTATCTCAGCCCAAGTGACAGACCTAAGCTGTGATTCTGAGTTAGCTGAAATAATAGTCGTGGAACCAATCCTTGTGCTGAGCATCCAGATTGTGATCCAGCTGACCAACGCCGACTTGCCAATACCACGGCCCGATGAAACTGCGCTTCTCAGCGTGTCAAAGTCTATCTTGCCCTGGTTCTGCTTAATATGATCGCCGATCTGCTGCAAGACCTCACGCTGCCACTTGCGCGGGCCTTTGAAATGCTCCAGTGGCGTGCCAAGTTGGCCCCAAGGAAACGTAAACATTACAAACGCCAGTGGGTTGTCCTTGATCGCTGGCGCCCATAGGCGTGCCATCAGCTCCTGTTCGTCTTCAGCGCTGTATATGGTCGATTGCATCTTGCTCCTTAGCCTGTACATCAATCACATCTAGCCTCTTAGCCGCCTCGGCCAGCGCGCCAGTGATGGATATGCGCTGATCTACCTCAACAGATATGGCCTGCTTGGCCACCCAGCCGTGCTGGTGCTTCAAAACTTCTAGCGCCATCTTAGCGTCACCCTCTAACGCGGCGCTTCTGACAATCTTGGCCATCTCTATCTCACCGTCGGCTTTGCCTTTTTGCGCAGCTATCTCCACAACGGGGTCAAGTTGCGTGAGTTGTCGGTATTCGGTGGGCAGCATGCCGGCGGCTAAGGCTAAGGAATCGCCTTTAAGGCCCAGCTTGGCGGCGTCATATACCGCCTTTAAGCGTGACTCTGTCGCCTGCACATTGCGCGGTGTAAACGGAATTGAATAGAACATAGGCTCTCCATGCTTGTTGCACGTAACTGGATTCTACACAATAAAAAAAATTTTGTTCACGGCCCGTACGTTTTCGCAGGCCCTATGCCGCCGGCCCTACCCATCCCCCTCCTAGCATTGTGGTTATTTTTATGTGCTGCTAGCCTTTGGGTCATTTGGGTCATTTGGGTCACGGTTTTAAATCGCAAGCTGGAGCCAGCATGGCCACCGGTTTTTGGGTCATTTGGGTCATGGTTTTTTATGTGCATGCCGTCATTTGGGTCATTTGGGTCATGGTTTTTTATGTGACCCAAATGACCTAAAAGCGCAGCTCTGGCGCCCAGGGTGATAACCGGCTTTGGGTCATTTGGGTCATTTGGTCATCGTTTTAAAATTGGCGCCGGTAGAGTCGTCAACCTAGCGTTACACTGTACTTATATACAGTACTTTTCTTTAACTTTATTATCTAGAATCAATGACCCAAATGACCCAAAGCACAAAGATCCCCAGTATTGGCGCGCGCTAGCGCTTAGGTCATTTATTTAATTTCCATGGCCAATTGATAACCCAAATAACCCAAGATTATGCAATTTTTGCATAGTTGCAAATAAATGCTTGACAGTGTAAATAATTCCCTTACAATAGCTACACTGGCAACGAAAAGCCGGTATCAACTAACCTAAGGAACAACATGACCAAATCTGAAATTCGCGAATTGCAATTGATCACAAAATACCGCGCAGCTGGCTTAGGCCCTGATTATGTTGCGCGCGCTATATCTGCGCTCATTCGCTGCGCTCGCAGCCAAAAAAGCGCCGAAGCGCTGCGCGCTCATGCCCTGGCATTCGGCGTCACAAATCACCCTGAATTCATCGTTTAATTAAACCGGCCGGCGCAAAGCCGGCCAGCAACATAAAGGCAAAACAACATGAAAAAAGCATTATTAGATCTATTGGCCGTGGCCATTATCGCGGCCGCGCTCACTATTGGCGCCCTGGCTTATTTTGACGTATTGGTAAAATAACATGCAAGTACATCTCACACTCAAAAGCGCGAATGTCAAAACCGGCCCAATTCCAGTGTCAACGACTGAGCGCGACAGTTGCCCGGCCGATTGCAAAATGAAAGCCGAATGTTACGCAGCCAGCGGGCCACTGGCGCTACACTGGGCCGCCGTGAGCGATAAAAAGCGCGGCGCCAGCTGGCCAGAATTCACCCAGGCAATTGAAGCGCTACCGGCTGGCCAATTGTGGCGCCATAACCAAGCCGGCGACCTACCCCAGCAAAACGGTTCAATTGACCCAGTTAAATTGGGCCAATTGGTCGCGGCCAATAAAGATAAACGCGGGTTTACTTATTCGCATCATCGCGACGCCGCGTCCATTGGCTGGATCAGGCACGCCAATAATTGGGGTTTTACTGTCAACCTAAGCGCAAATGATTTAAACGACGCCGATTATTTGGCCGATCAAAACGCCGGCCCCGTCGTCGTCGTCCTACCGTCAACGCAAAACGAAAACCTAAAAACGCCAGCCGGCCGCCCGGTCGTCGTTTGCCCGGCCACCCAGCGCGACGACGTGAGCTGCGCGACGTGTCAATTGTGTCAACGTCAACGGTCAACTATCGTGGGCTTTCCGGCTCACGGTTCGCGTCATCGCACAATTAACTTAAGGCTAGCAGCATGAAATTTTCAATAAATGACAAAGTAGCATTTTCGCGCGCCGTAGTGCGCCGGCTGGGTCACGATAAACCCACGGCGGACGCGCGCGGCGTGGTGGTGGCCGTTGACGGCGCCGTGGTGGCCGTTGACTTTGCTGGCACGTTTACGCTGCACGAAAACGGCGGCACGGTGCGCTATGTACCGGCGGCCAACTTAACTAAAATTTTAGCGAACGGGGTGATATATGACAATTAAAAGCATGCGCGCAAAATACCCCGGCCACTGTAGCCGGAGCGGCGCCAGGATAAACCCCGGCGACGATATTAAATTCGACACCGTAACGCGCCGCGCTTGGCTAGATGAACCCGGCGACTCCCGCGTTGTTTTCTACGGTGAGAACGGCCCCAGTACGTTCTACCGAAACCCGCGCGGCCGGTGTATTGACGCGCCGTGCTGTGGCTGCTGCACTATCTAGCACGCGACCTTATGCGGCCCTGGTGGCCGTATAGGGGCGCGCGCTGGTGCGCGCTATAACCTGAAGGTAAACTATGAGCGAAGACCTAATAAACGCGCTGCAAGCGCTTATTTTCTATTCGGATCTAATAGCGCCGGATCTACCGGACAACGCGCGCGCCGACAATTTTCAAATTGCATTAGACCGGGCGCGCGAAGCGCTGGATAAGGTGGCCACATGAAAACCGTAACTATTGGCCGCATGGTTTACAAAATAAACGACGACCGCGACATTTTCGCGGAGCACGCAAAATGCACCGGTAAGCATAAAATTGTGAAAAGCCGGGGCGCCGAATTGCGCCGGTTTCCCGATTATTGGGCCGACATGAGCACGGCCGATTATGTGGCCATGTACTACGGTTTAAATAGTACCGCGCGCCGGTTTCCTTCGGCTAAGGGCGCGCCCTATGGCACGGGGAACACGTTAACCGGCTTCTATGAGAATTTAAACACGGCCCCAGCGGCCACTTACACCGGAGAGGATCTCTATGAAAACAAAGGATAATTTGCACCCGCTCATGCGGGAAATAATCGCGCCCTGGGCGCCGCTCACTTATGCCGATCATTATTATGTGGATCTTGGGTTTAGATACGAGCGCGGCCAGGTATCGGAGCATGAATACAAGATGGCCCTGGCCGAAGGCCCGGACGCGCGCCGGCTTATGAGCCGGGGGGCCATGGAAGCGATGCGGAGCGCCTATTGATGGCCCTACTATTTGCGCTTATACTGGCAGCGTTGATTGCCATCCTTCTTGATCTATAGAAGTTAAGGCCCCTAGCGATAGGGGCCTTTTTTTATGTCGACGCCGTAGGCGGCGGCATTGTCACTTCACCAGGCGGACGGCCAGGGGCGCCGGTATGTCCTCGACCATGCGGCGCAGCTCTGACTTTGGCCGGCTGGCCATCTCGGGCGCACAGAACATATGCTTTTTGCTTTGAAAGTCACCGGACGCGACGCGGCCAAGATCGACCCACCCAGCCTCTTTGAGCGCGTGCAGTAGCGCCGGCTGGGGAACCTTCACGCCAGCGGGCGCAGCGCCAGCCACGCGGTCACACAGCGCATGGAAGGGGGACGCCACGACGCCTTTGGAAAATTCGCCCAGGCGCCCGCGCATAAGCTCGACAAGGTAGGACTCGGCCATGCTCATCCCGTGCTCGACAAGGTTTAATTTAAACTCGGTCATCATGGGGGCCGCGCCTGGGTTAAACGCAGAGACGTCGCGGGCCATCAGCCAGGCGCCCACGGCCGCGAACCCGCCGGCTTTGTACCATGCCCACATACGGGCGGCGGCGTCGGTGGTCATACGGGGGGCGTGCGACCAGATGCACATCCACCGGCGGTCTTGAGAATCTAGGCTAATCGGCACGGGGTCATTGGAAAAGGCCAGCACAAACACGCGGTTGGCCATTTGGTAAGGGTGCAGGCCCTTGCGGTTGACCGTCAGCATCTCAGGGGGCGCGGCGATGATGGGCTTTAGCTTATTCGCTAATGCTCTCCTTTCCTTCGCGTCGGGCTCTTTCAGCTCATTCAAAATTAAAATTTCAGATTCGAGGGCATAACCAAATTGGCTGCTCATGGTGTCATTGTCCAGCAGGCCACGGTTCTTAAGGTGGGGGCCACACACGGCCCAAATGAACGGCGCCCACATGGTATCTTTGCCCGATCCTTGGTCGCCGCCATGCAACACGGCGTGATTGATTTTGATGCTAGGGTGTTGCAGTTTAAAAGCCATCACGTTCAGGACGTGGTCAAGCTCGCGCTGGTCGGGCACAAGGGTTTTGCAGTGATCCATCCACAAACCAATGTCACCGGCGGCCACTGGGGGGCGGGCGTCACGCCAGCGGTTGCCGTAGAGGTCACCGTCGCGGGCCACAATGACCGAATCACCGGCGGCGTAAGTGATCCCCACAAGCGCTTTGGCGCCGCACTCTTGGCGGTTCTCATCAAAGCAGACCGACGCCTCAATCTTAGGGCGCTTGCCATGGATTGAATTGCAGCCAATGTGACGATACAACGCGTTGAAGGTCGACCGGGAAACTTCGCGGCGGTCTTGCATGTCAAAGTAAGACTCATCGTCTTGAATGTAGGCGAAGCGCTCATACCACTGCGCCTTTTGAACGCGGCCCAGTTCTTTGCGCTCGACCTCGGCGATGATGGCCGCCGCCGCGTCAGGGAATGCTTCGGTTGGCTTAATTTTAGACAGCGCCTGATCCATGGCCAAGGTCAGTAGCTCATCACGTAAGCCAGGGGCGTGCTTGGGGCCGCCATTGTCTGACACCCACTGCAAAAACAGCGACGAGCCAAACTCGACGCAGTGGCTGTGCAGGCAACAGTAGGCGCGGTTGGCGGGCATATAACGGCCTTCAGGGTTGCCGTCGGTATGCTCGGCTGAGTTGGGGCAGATCACGCCAGCCCAGCCTTCCTGATTGGGTTTAGACAGTAGCAGACCTTGGCCAGACAGCCACGCCATCACATCGTCAGCGCCATCGTCTGACAAGCGGATGGGCTTGAACCCAACAGAGTCAGCAGGCGCGGGAACGACACCAAGCGCGTCACAAATTTGGTCAAGGGTGAAGTCACGCGAGGGGTGAAACTCCACCAGCTTGGCGGCAAAGTTGTTGCGGTCGGGTTTTAAGTTGATCGAGCCAGGCAAACGGAAATTGCGCACGGCGTTAATCGCGCCCTTGTCGGTGTAACCCGCATCGGCGATGGCTTTGATGGCCGCGCTAAAGTCGGCCTTAGTGGGCTGATCTGAGAAGGCGTAGCCCCACTGGAACGATCCCTCTGAAGTTTCAATCTTCCAAGTCGGCTCAAGCGGTGGGATGGCCGCCTTCGTGCCCACGTCATCCAACACCATGACAAGCACATACTCGCAGTTGGCGGCGCTAGCTGACACGTGACCATCTTTAAAGCGGTCGATGATAAAGCTGGCCGTGTTGCCGTAAATTGCCCAATCGTCTTTGATGCGTGCGTTAGGCAACATAGCCGGCCATGTGCACTTGATTGCGCCGTCTGCGTGGAATTGCAGTTCTTTGCCAATAGGCTTCTGACGCACGATCAGCGCAGTCTCACCCTCGGGCGCCAAAGAAATTAAAAAATCAAGAAAGTTCATACTGTTGCCTTCATTTTGTTATGTTTAACTCTGTCTGCGCCGTTTTCCACCACAGTCCCATAAAGCAA